CGTCGACGCCTGCTGCTGCTTCGTCGCCAGTCTGACCCATTATACGCATCCCGTATTCCATCTGAGCGCCTGATGTCTCTGCTGAAACACCCAAACTTTCCATTCTAGCTGCAACAGTGACCATGTTTTCAGCGGTGTCTTTGCCTTGCATACTAAACGTAGACATAGTGCCTGAGAGCGCCGAAACTGCCTGACCAGCTTCTACCATTCCGACACCAAACTGCTTGTTTGAGGTGCCGACGCTTGATATCGTCGAATTGTATTTCATGCCTTCGCCAGTTGCGGACGCAACTGAGGATGTCATATCAGCCACTGCCCTAGCGTTAAGCATGAGTTGTTGCTTCACCTCATTGAAAATTGGTGCTGTGACCGCCGAGGTGACCTTGAGCAAGTCTAGCTTGCCATTGGCATCGGAAAATGCTGCTTTCATCTTATGAGCGACATCTGCTACTGACAATCCAGAACTTGCAAGGTCATCTAGAATACCAACGCTAGCGCCAGCTTTAGCCGCAAAGGAGTCTATTGTGCTGTTAACCCTGTCCTGGGCTTCGGACATTTCTCCGAGCATCGATACCTGACGCTTTTGGGACGCTATGAGTTCTTCTTGTTTTGCAATCTGTGCGGCGGTATATTTGCCATTTTTCGCAGCAAGTTCGATCATCATTTCGAGTCTTCTGCTTTGAACGGCAAGTTCGGCGTCGGCGGCGGCTTTGGCTGCGGCTGTAAGTTCCTCGGTAGCCGCCTTGGATGTTATCTTCTGTTTAAGAATTTCATCACGAAGGGCTTTCTCTTTCCTCAAGTCACCTAATGTGTTTGTCTTTTTTTCAGCCATTTATCTGGTCTTATCCCTTGAATGGGTATTTGATACCCGTCGTTCTTTCAAAGCCAGCAATAGCTTTTCTTAGTTTAAATTTGTCTTTGAAGACTCTGGGATCGTTTAGTCCATACCTTGCCACTGATGTCATATACTTTTTGTCTCGACCGAGGGTCTTTGCGAAGGCAGCTATCTCCTGCCTGTTTCCCTTGACGTTAACTGGGATTGAGGAGCCTCCAAACATTGCACCTAAGATGCTCTGAATGTATTTTCCAAAAAGTCTTAGGAACAGTTCATTAACCTCACCTCGTCTCGCTGCTCCAAGGTCAATTTCAATCGGTGTAAGCTCGTTGTTCTCTTTCATAAGAATGTCTCCATAAAATAATTCTACTAGAAGTAAATAGTCGGTTTAGGCAAATAACCTGTAAATAGCGAAGGCAACGAGGGCAAGACATAATGCAAGAATGAGCGGCTGTATAGACTTACTTGGGTGCTTGGGTACGCACGTCGCTACTTTGCCTTCAAGCTCGAAACCAAGTCTTGACCGCAAGTAACGAAGATTCTCTATCGATTGGGCTCTACTATGTTTTTTTTTACTCATTTTTTACGATTTCAACATTTACAACATAATTATAGGACAAAAAAAAAGACCAGGTTTCCCCAATCTTTTCTCTTTTCTATTAACGTCTGCGACCTTTCTTGGATGCGCTCTCGGCGGCATCATTTTCATCCTTGAGTTGTTTAGAAAGCCTTTTTACGAACCAATTTCTAAGACCCACTGGTAAGTTGTAAGCCTCTATAAAGCTCCACCCACCATAATAACTCAAAAAGAAGAAAGCCTCATAGACCTGCTCCATATAATCAGGAGCCAGACCAAAAGAATTCCGCATTAAGCGGCACGTCCATTTCAGTCGTAGTGCCACACTCTCGGCACTCGAAGTCAGATTTCATGTCTACGTTCGGAACAACTTTCTTATATGTATCTCGAATAGAGCGAGATTGCTTGCCAGTCATGTGCTGTATAGCCTTGTGAACCGTACCTCTGTCAGTGTGCCCTGATATAGAAACAATCATGACACTTAGCTGGTCTTGAATGGCTGTTTCTGCTAGTCCTGCCTTTTTCTTGTTTGCTCCCATTTTGACGATCTTATTCTCGTCAGCACCAGTAAGAGGCTTGACTTCGACTACCCAGTCGTTGTCTAGGGTGATCAAGAAGTTTCCAGACTCATTCCTGGTGACAGAATCGATTTCCTGCATCTCGGTCGGAACAGTACACTCTTGCAGGTCAAACGTGACCTTCTGCCTGGCTGCGCAAACAGGACAGGCGACCTGGGTTGTGTAGTCGCTTCCATATCCGTCTATACGTGCCTGGATTAGTACTGCATTCTTATCCCCAATGAGCAAGTCCTGCGGTCCTATCTTCGAATCTATGAGGATTCTTTCAAGGAATTTGTCAATGGCTGTCCCTTTCTGTAAAAGCGACCTGTTGGAGAGAATATCCTCTTCTGCGGTGGTCATTTGGCGAATCTCGATCGTATCTTGACCGTGCAGAGGATGGTTCTCGGGATAGAGCTTGCCCTCCGATGGGAGGGGGACTACGGTTGTTGGTCTCACAAAGTCCAATGGAGCTAGTCCACCAGGAGTGGCAGGGGAAGTAGAAGCCGCTGGAGACGACCCTTTCTTCGTTGTCCCGAGCCGTTCTTCGTTATTTCTCATCAAATACCTTCTTTCTTTTGTTGTGGTAGGTTTATTATATTATATATAATTGAGGATGTAAAGGATTATTTTTTACTATTTCGACTGAGCCCAAATAGCATTCTCAGTGCCCTTTTTGAACGAGGCATAATCGTATCTAACTTCGATTTCTAGCTCTGTAAGGTCGTCAGAATCATACGCCAATTCTCCAAACTTAGCGTCCTTTATCCAAGCATTGTGAAGGCACCAAGTTTCAACGACGGTTCCTTCTGAATCAATCTGCTGAATGCTGAATTTGCCAAGTGCCGAGGCAGCCTTGTTCTTGGACATTGTTTCCAGATCTCCTGCACCATGAGCAGGAGAGTATCCTGATGCCTTGATGATTTCTACCAAAGTCTTAGCAGCATCGGGATCAACAGGGTCGACAAGAGTGAGAGAAACTGTGCTCCATTCTGTTCTTCCTGGGTAATAGTACGTGTGGTTCAAATACTGATGAGTAGACTCTGAGATAGAGAATGAAGGTTTTGAGACCTTCTTCACCATGTAAGCGGGGATATTTCCACCATCGCCACCTTGGATGCTCACTTGGAAGCGGAATGCTCGCTTGGGGTCTTGTGCTGATTGGTCTGACCAAAATTTTGACATTGTTATTTTCTCCTTAAAAAAGTATTAGTATAATAAATAGGGTGGACAAACAAATCCACCCTATTTTTGTAATTTGCTGTGCCTTAGTCGTCGAACGAAGCACCCGAATTAGTTATTACAAAGTCAATTGCAATAAATTCTATAGCTCTTGCAGGCTTCAAGTAAACCTTTGCGTAAACAATGTTTCTGTCTACCAAGTCCTGCGTTGTTGTCGTTTCGTCGAGAATAACTCTGTACTCACTGAGACCAAACCTAGACTGGACTGAGCCCAAGAAAGGCTCTGCTTTTGCCAAAAATCTTTCCCAGGTTGCTGATACATTCTGGTCAAATAATACAGTAGCCGCCATTCTTGAAATCTCTTTCTTTACGTGAATCATCAAGCGACGTACGTTGATTCTGTCAAGAGCAGATGGTGTCATTTGCAGCGTCTTTTGACCGAACACTACGATACCCTCTGCTGGGAATTGAGCGATTGGGTTGATACCTGCCTCGTACAGCTTATCTCTCTCTTTGGAGTTCAATCTCAACCGTACCTGTGAAACGGGGATACCGCCAGCACCGTTAGAAAGACCACCTCTTGTGAATCCAGCAGGTGCGAACCATAGCTCTGATTTCGCTGTTGATGAAGCCATTGTTCCGAGTGCTACAACTGATGGTGGCATCCAAACAAGCTTGTTGTTAATCTGATCGTTAACCTGAACCCAAGGGAAGAAAGCACAGCCATAACTGGAGCTAATTGCTCTCGCTTCGAGCTTAGAGATTGCGTCGTCTACATCTGGAAGGCGAGCTTCAGACGTGATAGAAGGATCGTCCCACCCAGTAGGAGTATAATCCCCTTCAAGGTCGATGATGGCAAGTGCGTCACCTCTGCTCTCGCAGACAGAAATCAACTTACCAGTGAGTCCCTTGTTTGAAATGCCAGGCATAACCATTAAGTTACACTCTACAACCTCTGGATCTCTAACTACATCGATAGCCTTTGAAACTGAGTTGTATGCTGCGCTCGTAAACGAAGTCTTGTCAGCAAGCAACTTATCACAAAAAGGCTCGACTTCTACAATATTAAGTCCGTCAAGACCTCCTGTGAGAGGAATTGTGAAGCTGTTGTAACCCTTGTTGAGTACTGCTTCTGGGCTATTCGCTGCGGCGTTGAAGGAAGAGTTATCTCCAATCGTACCTATTCCAGTGAATTGCGTGTGACTATTCCCGTCAGCCTTCAGAAGGTCTAATGAGAAGAGTGCTCCGTCTGTGAAAGTCTCTGCACCGTGGAAAGGTCTTACCAAGTCCTGATAAGATGCGTCAAACTTGGAAGACACGATGTCATTACCGTTTGAGTCCTGGATGACCTCGCCAGTAGCAATCCCAAAGAATGCGTCCTTTGCTGACGAAAGTTCTGCGTCACCAGCAGTACCTGTTCTAAACATGAACGTCGGAACGTCGGCGGCGAGGATAGATGCGTTGGTGGCGTGAAGCGGTGCCGAGAAGCCAAATGGAATTAGCTCAGCGTTCGCTGTACCTTCTTCAATTGACGAGGCAACCTGCACTCTAATGTAACTGGACATGTTCGGGTGAGAGCCGACTGTTCTATATCTTCTCTCTGATTCTTGCCAAATCTGCTGCATATCACCGATCTTAGTGGCGATGTAGTTCTCAGAACTTGGGTTGAGGTTACAGTTTGTAAACCTTTCACGGACGACAGGCTTAGAATCGTTGTCGCTAGCATCTCTCACTAGAACAGAGAAAGAACCGTAGGCGTTGAAACGATCGGAAGGCTTGACATCTGCGATTGAGATTTTAAAGTTTTTCTGCTCCCACTCCCCTGAATATAGGGTGTGCAGTCTAAAAAGCTTTGTCAACTCGGATTCTAAGAGGTCGCTATTCTTGCTAGTGTAGTCTCCCATGAACTGAGATAATACCCAAGGAGTATTAGCTGGCTTGGCATCGGATAGGTAGTTCCCATAGCCGTTGGCGTGGATCGGTGTGATCGTAGCGGTAGTAATGGTGCCTAGTTCGCTTTTGACTACCTGATCGAAAGTTTGACCTAAGAAATAACTCTGAGTTGCCATTGAGTCTCTCGTGTTGACCGCCATGGGATTGGTGTTAAGAATCTTTCGGATATACTTCTTTGAATTAGGGTTGAAGTTAACTCTGAAGGATTCTTCGTTTGTTGCTCCTGCCACTACGTCAGTTCCGTTGGCGAATGCCGAGCGAGCAATACCTGCGGCTCCTCCTGCGGTGATGTTGATGATATTTACCGCAGCGGCATCCATAATACCAGCGTCGTCACAAGCAAAGGTAACGACGTCTCCCGAAGCGGAGGCTGTCACTGCAAGGAACGTACCTACTTTATTAACCTCTTCTTTGATTTTTGTCGCAAGGTCTGCCTTTGCTGTTGATGAAGTCGAAAGGATGTCCTTTGTACCAATCGTGAGGGTCTGGACAGTAGCAATTTCGGTAAGGGACGTAAGCGAGGTCGTGTTGTCGAAAGCAACTGTTCTAACGGTGCCGTCTTTATGCTTCAAAGTGAAAGTGTCATCGAGAGCGTCTGAAAAATTCGTTATTGTCAACTTTTCAGTTGCCGAAGAACCGCTTGATGCGGCAGTGTCAGCGACTGGGATATGAAGTAAGATATTGCCGCCGCTAACAGTTGGAGCAGTGGGGACAGCTTTTATCCCATTTGAATAAAGAATCGCTGACAGCTTGGTCGAAACGCCATCTGAAACCTTAAGTGCGTATGCCGCTGTAGTTTTCCAGCCTGCCTTGGCTGAGTCGGCTGATGCGTCTTCGTGCTTTTCACCCAACAATCTCACAAAGGTGATGGGCGAACCGTTCTTAAGGTAAGCCTGGGCTGCGAACGCTGCATAGGTTGGTCCAAGGCGGTTGCCCTGTCTCCAAGCGTCAGAAGCCTGTGCCCCTGCAATAGGTTCTCCAAAGATTTCTATAAAATCTGAGAACGAATCTACTTGTACTGGAACCATCGCTGGTCCTCTTTCTGCTCGACCAATAATGACTGGTCCAGTGGCATCTGGTAATTTTGCCAATTGTGAATTATCTACCTCGTTGATGAAAACGCCAGGTGATACGAACTTAAAACTCTTTGCGGACATTTCTTATTTCTCCTTGAATGATAGTAAAGTTGCTCATTTGATGCCCATAGGGACATTTCTTTTCTCTAATAAATAGTATATAATAGAGTCAAACTCATTTTTCTGTGCTAATTTATTTTAGATAAAACTAGGACAGCCTCTCTGGGGTTGCGGTAGGATCGAGAGTGATGCGCTCTCTGGCGACTTTCACCGTTACCGCTGACTCTCTTCTTGAATAGACTGGACCTTTCTGGTTTGGACCATCGCCGATTAGGGCAGCGATCACTTTCAACTCAACAAAAGTCTCGTAAGCCCTCTCTCCTTGCATATCCGTAACAGTGTTCTGGGGAGAGAAGTCACTTTGAATAAAAGCTTCATAAGAATGATTGTTGTTATTTATCTTTAGATAATTCGTTCCGCCAACGCTGGTGATGAACGGTTGTACCATACTATTCATTTGCTGCTGGTACTCGGTTCTCAAAGAAATCTTGTAAGTGACCTCAACATAGACTGGCATTGGAATCGTTATTGTCTCGTATACAACCTTTTCCTGTTTACGTGTTCTGAAGTTTAACTTTCCTGTCCTTTGCTTTGAGCTAGCATTCGCAAAGGCGCTTGTCTTATCTTGTTTTATTCTTCTCGCAACGGTGATAGCTCCGCCCTTGTTGTCATTCACATTAGGGATGTTTCCCCAGGCAGTGCCTTTTCTAGAAGGATCCTTTACAACAGCCGTCCTCTCCAGGGTTATAATCGGCATAATCAGTGCTCCTGATGAGTCCCTGAGCGCCTGGTTGTTCTTCATTTGGAAGGATTTTTCGCCTGCGACCCACTTAACTGGAACCTTCTGAAATCCCTTGTTTGTCGTCGTCTTTATATCCAACTTGTCGTTTAGCCAATTATAAGCTGCCTGGTCCACAGTCTCAAGACTGCTGGGTGCAATATCAATTTCTTTTAAACCATCATCTGCCATCGAAGGAACCCTCTCTTGCCTTTCTGCAAGTTGCCGTTATCTCAAACTTGTGCCCTTCTTGACCAAAAAGATATCTTGGCTGGGATATGTCTGAAATCTCATAATACTCGTTGTCGTAAAGAACGAAGTCCCCTTCTCTGACGAACAAGTCTTGGTCTTCCGTTAATCTTCTCTTGTGAAAGTGTACCACGATATTGCTTATCTTGTCAACCCCATAGTTTGTATAAGTTCTATCAGTCTCTGCTTTTTCTACAAGGGCGTGAACTCTTATTGGTGGGAGATAAGTCTTTTCTATTGCTTCGCCATAGAGTGAATGAAAGTTGGAGGTCTTCATGTCTACCGCATAGTAAGCGACGGTTTGACCTATGACCCTTTCGATAAGTTCATCATTTACTTGTTTTACAAGGTCTCGCTCTTTCTTTCCAGCAAACATTGGTGGAGGTGGAGCTTCTGGTTGTGACCATTCGTCTGACATCTATTGAACCTCCTTATCCTGTGAAAATGGCTGTTGGAATCTTAACCATTACCCTGTTTGAGTTCTCTACTGTTTCTGCGTCTGACTCTAATAACTTGCTGTAAGTTAGTTCGTCGAGAGTTGTCTTTAGTTCATCACGAAGGGCTGTCTGCTCTTCCTTGCCTGCTGAAACAAGAGCATCGCCATTCATTGAGATGTCATTACCTGGAATAGGAATAGACGAGAACTTTGAACGAATAAGCCCTAACATCTCTTTTGATAAGGAAAGTGCGAATCTTCTAATCCACTGCTTACCAATAGAGTTAATGTTTTTATAAGGAATATTCTGTAAAGGCATAGTGTTCATATTATTTACACCTGTCTGTCCAGTTGACCCTGCGTTGGTTTCTTCTGCCCAAGTATCAGTTGGATAGACGAACTCTACCCAAATCTTTCCTGGTGAGGAGCCTGTTGGAACTGGGAAGATTCTTAGTTTATTGTTTCTAAGCTCGTATGAATGGTGAGAACTTCTTACATAAAGAGATTCTTCATAAGCCTTTGCTTGCATCTTGTTTTGCCAGATAGGGACAATCTCGTAAGTTGAGTCGTCAGCATACTGACCATAGGTTGATAAGTTTCCTAAAACGTTAACTCCATTGTAGTAGCCATAATACTGCCACATAGCCTTGGGAGTTTTATAATAGACCTTTTTGATAAGAAGTTTGTTTGCATCAGATAAACCTGTGAGACCCAATTCAGTCTTCAACTCTGCCGACATATTAGACACTATCTTGTTTTGAAGGTCATAGTCTTGGACGTCCGCTGTTAGGTCGATAGAGGCAGAGTAGACCGTCGTGTTGCCTCCTACTCCGACTTCCTCTGAAATACCTGATGAAACTCTTCTCGCATAAGCAAAGTCAAACCTAGGGTATAGGAGAGAGACATGGGTACTCTTATTTATAACTGGGTTGTTGACATCTTTTGGTTCAGTAATCATCCCGTCTTCGTCAAAAGAGCCCGTTGTATTTCCAAGTGAGTTAGAAAGAGTGTTCTTTGCTTGGTGGATGTTCAGGATATAAGAATATTCTAATACCGATTCTTCATAGGCTGCGAAGACCTGCTCTTTTGTCAACTCAATATCAAGAACATCTCCGCCTAGTTTTCTGTAAGTATAAGCTACTTGGTCTGCCGAGCCTGATAGAAAGGCATCGACCTGTGGCTGTGATGTAGCGGTACCGCCATCTGAATCGAACCAGTTTGCAGGGTCTGCGTAGATTCCAAAGGGAAACGAACTTACAAGCTTTACATAATCGGAACCTGCAACCTCGCTGAAAGCAGGAACGGTGTTGTTCTCTGGTAGAACAATGACGCTTGTGGTCTGTGTTGGTGTTAGTGTGGGTTTTGCCATTTAGGACTTCCTCCGCATTTTCTTTAGTAAGTAGTTTGGCAAATACAAAAAAAGCCCCAACCAAAAAGGAAGGGGCTCATTTGTTAGAGTTAGACTCTAAATGCTACTGTTCGAATTAACCCTCAAGGTCACGAACAACAACCAGACCGTACATATCAGGTCGTACCATCTTCTTGCCGTAACGAGTCATCACTGCCTTACGAGGAGTGAAGTCATCAGGGGAGAAGATTGTAGGAGTAACCTGTAATGGTACGTATGGAGCATAAACGAAGCCACTCTCAAGGAATGAACTACCCTTACGACCAACAAGAATAACATTACGTGGGAAATAAGGGTCTACGTGGAGATCCCATTTCTTGTTGATTGAACCAACCTGTACTGCACCGACTGAACCAGTAGCGTCGTCGTGAGTGACTGAAGCTCTGAAACCAGAGGTGAACTCAAGGATGTTGGCAACCTCTGGTCCACAAACCAAGAAGTTAGCACCACCACGAAGAGTCTTTCT